TGTTCCCGCACATGCGTCCAGTTTAAAACCCAGTGTTACTCTATGTTACCAAAGCCCCGATTTTCGGGGCTTTTTTTGTTTTTGGTGTTACTATCTGTTACCATGCGTAACCGTAAAGCACACTCAAAAACAGGTAACAAAAAGGTAACGATGGGTAATGCGTTACCTTTGGAAAAGGGGTAACGTATGTTAACGGACATGGCAATTAAAAAAGCAAAACCCAAAGACCGTGAGTATCGGCTCGCCGATGGCAACGGATTGGTTTTGGCGGTGCGTAAAAGCGGTGCAAAGTTGTGGCAATATCGTTTTACGTTGAATGGCAAACAATCGACCTATTCAATCGGTTCTTATCCAGATGTCAGTCTGCTGGATGCACGAATTGAGCACGATAGGGCGCGCAAACTGGTTAAACAGGGCACCAATCCGAATCAGGCTAAGAAACTGGAGCAGATTGAGCGCAAAATGGATAATGAATTGACGTTTAATGCTTTGGCGGACGAGTGGTTTGAGCAAAAACAAGCTGAAGTGGTTCCAAGATCGGCGGTGATTATAGCGGGCCTGTTAAAAAACCATGCTCGACCGGTGATTGGTGATTTGCCAGTTAAGGCGATTAAGCCGGCGCATGTTTTAAACGTGCTTAAAGAAATGGAAGCGGCGGGAAAACATACCGCGGCGATTCGTTGTCGGCAGGTAATGAGTAATATTTTTCGGTTTGGGGTGGTAACGCTACGGTGTGAAACGGATCCGGCCAGCCCGTTAGATGGGTATATTAAAAGGCCACCAATTGAGCACGCAAGGGCGTTAAGCCGTGGTGATATGCGCGATATGTTATGCAAGTTGGCTGATTATGAAGGGCGATGGGTGACGCGTGAGTTGGTTTTGTTTCAGCTTTTGACGTTTGTTCGGTCGGTTGAGGCGATTGGGGCGCAGTGGAGTGAGATTGATTGGGATAAAGCGTTATGGCGAATTCCGGCGGAGCGGATGAAGATGCGGCGACCACACTTGGTGCCGTTAAGCGAAACCACGTTAAGCCTGTTGCGGTCCGTTGAGCGGGTAACGGGTAAGTGGGCACACATTTTCCCCGGAACGGATAAGCGTAAGCCGATGGGTAGTAGCACGATTAATAACTTTATTCGCAATGCGTTGTTTGGGTATCAAAACCCTCAGTATGGCGTGATCACCAGCCATGACTTTAGAGCCACGGCCAGCACTTGGTTGCATGAGGAGGGTTTTTTGCATGATGCAATTGAGTTACAGCTGGCCCACTCACATCAAAGCAAAGTGGTAGCCACGTACAATCAAAGCGAGCACTTGGAGCGCAGGCGGGAGTTGATGGTATGGTATTCAGCGGAGTTGGTAAGTTTATGCCCTCGATTGTTTGAACCGAGGTTTTAGAACTATAGGGTTTTCTTGGTTATAATCTGTTATTTTTTTGACGATGAACGGGTTATGCTTTACAATTTAATTTAGTTCTAATAGGAAAACATTCAAATGAGTGATGAAATTAAAAAATTCTATTATGAAGTTATTAAAGTTGCCGATTATTTTATCGAGAACACAGCGCACTTATCCATAGAGTGCGCTTAAAGAGTACGATCCAAGCGTTGAAACCATTGCATCGAACTTGAGAAAACTTGCAACAATTATTAAAATTTTATCAGGAAATGGCGATAATAGCGGCGAGGCTGAAAGTATTGCAATAAATGCTTTTCAGTGCGCAATTATCATGGAGCAAATAGCGAAAGCTGTACAATTAGGGCATGAGGATGATATTGGGCCGTTAATGACACGCTTAAAAATACATTCTAATGTCCCTTGATTTTCAACAAATAAATGGAGCGTTGTCATGAACACAGAAAAAGAACTATTGTCTATAGGGTATAAATTACTGGCTGAAATAAAGGATGAAATTGATTTCATAATTAATTCAGAATCAAAAAAGAAAGCCAAAGCAGCTTAATTACTTTAATTTTAAAAGCCCGCTTTTGTGGGCTTTTTTATTGCTTTATAGCGTGATTCAATAGCCATCTCGATTTTGAACTAACGTTTAACCTTTACACTAATCCTCTGTATCTCGATTGCATAACCAATTTTTTCTTTCACCCTTCCCATGTGGACCAAGACTAAGAAAAAAGACATCGCGACTAACAAAGTAAGTAGCAGGTCGTACCATTGAACACCAAGGGCTTCCCCCAATACTACCTCTTCAAAACCCCATACAAGAAATCCTTGAACAAGCCAAATAATAACGCAAAGCCAAAATAATGTATTGACACTAAAATCAATAGCAATATAAATATTCAGCATAATTTTTTCTAACATTTTCATTCCTTTAGGCGGTTTGGCGTTGGGTTTGCGCCGCGAGCCATTGGGCGATGTCGGCGGTTCTGAACCGCGTGCTAGTGCCGATTTTGATCACAGGCGCGAAGCTGCCGGTTTTGCATAGTTCATAAATATGTTTTTTGCTGAATTTGAGAAAGTCGGCGGCTTCATCGATGGTGATTAGGTCAATGGCAGCGCTGGCTTTGAGGTCTTGCAAGTCGGCTTTGAGCGACTGTATTTCCGCTAGGATTCGTTCACTTGGGTCGGGTTGCTTGGTTCGCATTTCATTTTCTCCATTAGTCGTGCTGGTTATTTGTTTTGTGGTCTGGCGTATAGCTTGGCGATATGCTCGGCAAAGAGTTTTGCGCTCACGGTGGTGACGATCGCTTGGTTGTCGCATCCTTCCCAGTCGAAAAACAGGTCGGCTTGTTCGTTTATCAGTTGTCTAAGCGTGTTGTGTGTCATATTGGCTTCCTTGTGTGTAGGCCACGCCACAGAATAGGCGAGCTTTGGGTGCAAGTTGTCGTGCAATCTCGTGGGTTATGGCAGGCGCCGGGTGTTCGGTTGTCGCTGGTTGCGGTATTGTTTTTGCAGGCTTGTTGCGCTTGTTGACACGCTGGGTGCAAAGCACTTTTTCAAGTGGGTAGTTTTTTTGAATCCGGCCATAGAGTGTGCTTAAGGGGATTCCGGTAGCGTGCGACAACTCCTCAATCGTCATGCCATTGATTTTCATTCTTTCGTTTTTCATAGGCGTTCTATTAACCTGTTTAAGGGTTGGTTGCGTATTGCTTGGCCAGCGCTTCGGCTTTTAGGGCGGCGTAGGCGATGCAGTCTTCTGCGCTGTCTTGGTGAAATCGCGGGTTTGTCCATTGTCGGACGTCTTTTAGAATTTACAGCAACAGCCAAACGTCAGGGCCGGTGAGGTTGTGGCCGGTGATGGCGTTAAAGGCGGTGGCGGTTTTTTCGGCACTGCGTTCTTTTTGGTTGGCGGTGTCGTAGTCTTTGCCACGTTCGGCCATGAGGTTGGCGGCTTTGGCAAGGTACATTTCAGCGGTGGGCTGATTCATGGTCGGATTCCTTTTGTTGCAGGTGTAAAAAACCCGCTAGTTAGCGGGTTTGATTGGGTTAAGGTGTTAAAAACCGTTTAGGCGGCGATAAGTCCCAATGCGGTTTTTTGAGTGATTAAAAGTTGGTTCACCTGTTCTGGTTGGTAATGGGTGAGCCAATGCAGGCCTTGTTTTTCTAGGCTATGGGTAATGTTGTAGATCTGATGCGCCAAGGTTTGCAGTTGGGTTAGGTCGCTCAGTACCGCCGGCAGTTGGTCGGTGGTGAGTTGGTCTAGCTTGGCGTAGCCGTGTTTGTTTCGTAGGTGCGCGTGTAAATTGCTGGCCGCTTTTTGGGTTTGGTGTTTAAAGTAGCGGGTGACGTTGCTCATGGCGTGTTCTATTTGGCGCTTTTGTTCGGTGCTGATTAAGCAGGCCTGCTTGGGTTGCGCGGCGCCTTTGATTTCCATGTTGCTTAGGTACACAATCACATCGGCAAGCTGACTGCGTTGCAGTTGTTCGTATTTGGCGACGCGGAATTTGTTTTTGATGCGCTCCTACACTTGCGGATAGTTTTTTTTGCGCTGGCTGTCGTCTAGGTGGGCCAGTTTGCGATTAATCAGTTCACGCAGGGTTTGTTGTTCGGAATGGGTTAGGGTGTCGCCGGCTTGGTTGGCGAGTTCGGCTTCCATCGCGTTAAAGGCGTTGATAAACGCTTCCTTCCATGCCGCGGCTTTTGCGCCGGTAAAGCCCATCACTAAAAACATAAAGCCGTCTTTGGTGATTTGATAGTATTTGGATTCGCGCTGTACTGCCCCTGCTTGAATGGTTTGTACGTGAGCCGAAAAGTTGGCCGACGCAAATTCTGCTGAGCAATCAAGGTTTTGAATCTTTTCCAGTACGTGCTTATGTTGCTTTTCAAAGGCGTCAGCAATCACAAGGCTGGTGGTGGTGATTTTGCGGTCTTGTAGGTTGACCAGTTGGCTTGGGGTGACTTTTAAGGTTAAGTTTGTCATGGTGAAACTCCTTTCGATTACATTAATTTCACCCACTATCTCAGTTAATGGGTGTTCGGGAGGTTGAGACCTGTCGAAAGGGGCAGGCTGGCTTATTTCGCTTGCGCGTCTTGTATTAAGCCAACTCCCGAACGCAATGCAATGTTCGGAGCTAAAAGCTTTGGATACAAAAAAACCGCCTAATAATGACCAGGCCTGGTTGTTTTTAACCAGTTTTTGCCTGATATTGGCGGTGTTTTCTATCTTCCGCCTTTCGAGAGGTTCTCACGCCTCGGTCACTATATTAACGATTTTTTTGGGCGTGTCAACCTTAAAGCGCGAGCCCTTGTTGTGCGTTATCGGCTTGGCGGTCTTTTGCGCTATGGGTTTGCGGGTTAAAGGTATTGTCTATCGCTTGGATCGCGCTGCCTTTTAGGCGTTTTTTGTGACGTATTTTGCGCACGGTAATTCCAATGTCTTTGCCTTTTTCTAGCTTGGTTTTGACGGTGGCTTGGCTAAGACTTAAGGTTTTGGCGATGTCTTTTAGGCTGTGGCCTTGGGCTTGCAGGCTAAGCATCAGGCTCATTTTGCGCAGTTCCTCATACACTGTGAGCGGCGATATATTGATGGTTTGGCCGCCGTAAAGTTGCTCTAGCGTCATCACCGCGCCCATTCCACAACCGCCTTCGATGAGCAGTTTGGCAAGGTTGTGATTTTGGGCTATTTTATTGGGGATGTAGATGTTAATACCGCCATAAGCGCCGCTAAGCAGGATCGCGGGGGCAAAGCCGATTTCTTCAGCCAGGTCGGCTAGGGTGGTGCTTACATGGGGTATGCTCATCTCATTCTTCCTCTGATGCGTTTTTTGGGTTTGGGTGCGGTGTCTTGGGGTTTGGGTGCGCTTTCATTCGCGATTTGTGCGCCCTGATCGGGTGAAGCCATGTCAAACAAGCTGGGTTGTTTAAGTTTCTCAGCCTTGGCTTGCCATTGTTGGTTGGTGCGTGCGTGAAGTCTGGCTTGCGCGTGGTGGCCGGCCACTTCGGCATACACAAATGTGTCTAGCGCTTCGTTGCGTTGGCGTATCTTTACCCAGCGCGCGCGGTTCGGGTCGTAAATTTCAGCGGTCAGTTGCACATAGTAAAACTCAGGCAGGTTGTCGCTGAAGTGGATTAAGCGGTCTTCTGGGTAAGCGGCTTCGCCATCACTTTGCAGGCGGGCAAAGAGCGATTGCTTAGCGGTGTCGACCCCAATTTGCCATTGCTCCATGCCGCCTGGGATTTGCTTTCCGTTGTATTGGTATTCAACTTTACTGGGTCGGCCAATGATCGGTCGGCCGCGAGTGTTTGCGCCTTTGATGGCGAACAGGCCGCGAACAGGCCGCGAACGCACATACTCTAAAACCGCTTCATAGGTTTTACCGTCAGAACTGTCAATGGCGTAACTGATAGGCTGAATGGGATTGCCGACACTGTCTTCAAGCGGTTGCTTTAGGTAGGCGGTGAGGTCTTTGTAGCCGTCTAGCAAAAAGGCGTTGCCGGGAATTTCGACATAGTCAAGCACCCATCGGCGGTTGTTTGCGCCCCAGCCAAGCAGTTGCACCGCAAAATACTTGTGTTGCACGTCAATACCACAGGTGATTTCTAAACAGCCTTCAGGTAGGGTTCGTAACGGATAGTCTTCAGATCGGCTCATGATGTCTTTGTATTCGAGCTTTTCTTGTGGGTCTTTTTCGCACAGGCCTAAACGGGTGTTTTTGAATACTTTTAGGCGGGTGGGGTCGTATTTAACCTCTTCAAACTCCTCTGCCAGTTCGGCCCAAGTTTTGCCCAGCCCAACCGGGGCGTAAAGGCCGCTGATGTGAAAGCCGGGCACTTTGCTGTCTGGGTTGGTGATCTGCCAGCGCCCCTGCTCCAACAGGGTTTGCTTTTGCTTATCGTCAAAGAGCCCGCCGCACTCAGGGCAAGCCATTTGCGCATTGCGGGTGTCTTTTGGGTCATAATGCAGGTTTTCCCACAGCAGTTCGTGCTCATGGCCGCAATGCGGGCAAGGCACAAGGTACTTACGCTGGTCCGATGCAAGGTATTCTTTGTTGATGCGACTTAGGCTTTCAATCGTGGGCGAGCTGATTAAAAATATTTTTCGGTTCGGAAAGGTGGTCGTTCTTGCTTCCGTAATTTTTAACGGATCACCCTCGCCTTCGATTTCAATTGGGTAGCGGTCCACTTCGTCCAATCCAAGCGCGCTCATTGGCATCATCGCTAAGCTAGCCGGCGAGTTGGATCCGCTAATCGCAATTAACCCCCCTGGCCATTCTTTCATCAAGGTGGTGTTGCCGGAATCTCTTGTGCGTGCCGGCGGAATCTTTTCACGCAAGCTTGGGCATTCCTCAATCATCGGCGCAAAGCGTTGCTTTGACCATTTTTCAGCCATGTCCAATGTGGGTTGCACGACCATCATTGAGCTGCGCTGAGTATCAACAAACCAACCCACCCAGTTTAACAACACCTCGGTACCGCCAACCTGTGACGATTTCATAAAAACCACACGGTGACAGGCGTGGGTTCTATCCAAGCAAGCCATAATTTCAGCCAAGAATGGCGTGCGCTTGGTTTTCCATTTGCCCGGCTCGCTTGCGCCCTTGGAAGGTAAACGACGGTGAGTGTCGGCCCATTCCTGTACGCTCAATCGTGGTGGCGGCTGAAGACCTTTCGCAAACGCTTCACACACAGCGGTTTCGCCACAGCGTAAATGGTTGAGAATGTTAAATGGCTTCATAACCTACTCCGTCTATATCGCTCGCCTGCTCCTCAATATAGTCCTGGCGTTGACGGCGGATATTGTCAGCAAGATCGGTCAACACCTCATCAATTGACTGCGTTAAAAGCTGCTCGATTGCCACGCGATCGGTCATTTCTGTCAATTGAACCGATAGGCGGGTCGGAATTCTTTCCAGCGCTAACCGGATATCTGAGGCTACAGCGGTGATTGTTTTATCTACTAGCGCCGCCTGAACCAATTCCCCAGCCTTCTCCTTCAGGTTCAACTCAGCCATCATGGCATCTTGCTCTTCACGGTGCACTCTGGCTACTTTCATTTTTTGACTCAGTTCATCGTCATTAAGTGTTTGGCCAACAGCCAAGCTGCCTGCACCAGCTTTAGCATTCTTGCCGTTGCCTGCTCTGGCGATATCGGTGTATGACTTTATCGAACGCTGAGAAGCGGTGACATTGATGAGGGGTAACTTCTTGCCGGGTACATCAACCAGTGCTAGCCAGCCTTTTTGCTTCCACTCTGTTACCATCTGTGTACTAACACCTTGGATTTCAGCAAACTCTTTGTTAGTTGCCAGTTTCATAAAACCTCCTTAACCATTGAAAAATCAAGCAACACAAAAAATTCTGTGCCTAGCGAAACCGCGCGGTGTTTCCCCCGCAGTGGGGCGGTATGGCTAGGGTCCCCGACAACCTGACAACCTCCGACAACCTGTGTTTTGGGTAGGTTGTCGGTGTTAAGTGGTTGAATTTGTTTGCTTTCGACTACCTGACAACCTGAAAGTGAAAAATTAATATGATGTAGGTGGGCGCACGCGCGTATATCACGCGCACGCGCACGTGAGGTGAATGGGTAAATAGCAAATAGGTTGTCGAGGTTGTCGAGGTTGTCGAAACTCAACATTTTCAACAACTTGCGCTGACAACCTACCTCAAACAAGGTTGTCGTAAGGTTGTCGAAAGCCCTTAATACCCCACTGCTGGCTAGCGCAGCGCCAAGTACTGGCGCAAAAGCAACCGGTATCAACCCGCAAGCTCGGACTTGCGTAAGGCAAAAGTCTGGCGAATAATGCAAAGCTAAAGTAGATTGCCCTTGATGAGCTTGCCAACCCATGCCCTTTTCCGCTAATGCCGTGCGTTCGGCTTCGCGCTCTCTGGGGTTGGGGTTGTCGCGCAATGCACAGGGTTTCTCAACAGCCAAGGCCGCCGCCTTAGCTATGTTCTCATCCACTTGTGTCATCACTTTGCTCTGGGTCACAATCGTTCGCTTTGTTATCGCTAAAACTCGGTTAATAAGGCAGAGGGCTTGAGTTGCCCGCCACTTCGAAATTCAATAAATCAATGTCACTTAAAAGGCGCTCAACCCATTCAGATTGATCGCCATTATCCTGCTCAAGCTGCTGCTCAATATCGCGGCTAATTTGCTCGCAGGCCTGGTTATAAAACGCCTGAGCAAGCTTATGCACCTTTTGATTGATCAAGGTGCGTTCTTTGCGTGTTAAGCGTCTCATTGCCAATTCTCCGGCTTAATGTAATAGGTTATCTTTCGGTCAGATGAACGCTTCTTCTTCCAGCCTAAACGCGTCATAATGCCCCCAATGATTGTCGCTAAGGCGCGGCCGTTATCCAGCTTGCTGACCGGTGTATCCAGAGCCCCTTCAAGAATCTCAAGGCTCGTAAAGCTATCTTTAATCTGGTTGGCCGGTTGGTTTAGGAACTGCCTCACCTTTTGCTCGCGCGGATCTTGAATCTCGCGATCTTCCTGTACGTGTTTAAAGTATTGCGCTTCCTCTTCACGCGTTGGTGCCCATCGACAGCCATCTTTAAACATCTTCACCGCTTCAGCAAATAGCTGGTCACGTACGGCCTTTAAGCCATCTAAATCTACACTCACCACCTCGACCGGCCAAAAACGACGGTTACCGGTGGGGTCTTTCAAATACTCGTGCTGGTTAGTGGTACCGGCAAAAACCGTCTGACGTGGACGGCGAACATCACGGCGGCCAAACGGTTCACGAAACTTATCAGACGCTGACGTAATAAAGCTTTTAATCGCGGTCGCATCTTTTTTATTAAACGCGTCCAGCTCAGCCACCTCTTGAAGCCACACACCTTGAATACCGATATAGGCATCCTTATCACCGATGTTCAAAGGCGAGTCAGAAAACCACTCAGGGTCCTTACACAAGGCTTTTAACATCGTAGACTTACCCAAGCCCTGTGTCCCCTCAAAAATCGGCATATACTGCATCTGACAGCCCGGCTGATAAATACGCGCCACCATACCAATTAAAAAGAACGCCCCGACAGAATGATGATAATAATCCGCAGGCGTACCCAAATAAGTCGGGATCCAACTCATAACGCGCGCCTGACCATCCCACACCAGCGACTCCAAATAATCTCGCACTGGGTGAAATCGATTCGCATCCGCCGCCATTTGAACACCCTGAGTGATCTGAGCCGCATTATTCACAATCATACCCACCTCATTCGCTAACCAATTGCCGATACGATAATCATCCATATCATCCAACTCGCCCACGATACCGCACGGATTATCCTTTAGCGCCACGCTTCGAGAACTAAACTCGTCATACCCAATCACCCCTTGCCACTCTGGGTGACGGCACAAAATCTGAAACACATTATCGCGAACAGGTAAAGGCTTAAACTTATCATTACGAAACAAGCCATCCGCCCAATCCGGTACGTCATGAACAACAGGATGTTGCGCTTGACTCTTAACCGCCGGCTTAAACGAACGGCTATGCGATCGCAACCAATCAATCAACGGCTCACCCTGAGAAACCCAATCCGCCGCATCCCAACCCTCAGGCGCATCCGCGTCCGGTTCGACCCAAAACAACGTGCACCCTAAATCTGTTAGGGTTTGCGCAATCGACTCCATCGCTACCAGGCCTGGTTGATCCGCATCGCGCCAAAGCGAAACCTTACGCCCCGCTAAAGGCTGCCAATCCACCTTATTAATCGCCTTAGAACCGCCCAGCCAAGTAGACACCACAATCGGCTGATCAGCTAATTGAGCCATGGCGGCGGTAGCGGCTTTTTCGCCCTCCACCAACAACACCACATCATCAACGCGTGAACTTAACGCGTGCAGGTTAAACAAAGGACGAGGCTCAGCAAATCCAGCCCAACGCCACTCCTGAACGCCTTGCGGTGACTGCCAAAGCGTTAAAGGCAATACATCCTTAGAGCCGTCCGACTTCTCAAACCGAAGCACAAACCCCAAGACCGAATCATCAGCCGTTACATAAGTCCAACTCATCACCGGCTTACCGCGCTTAAAATGCGCGGCAGGTGGTGTTGGAGACGTGCCCGTCATAGCAACTTGAACCCAGCCCTCATAGCTTTTACGCGATGACTTAGGTTTTTCAACAGGCTGACTAGGTTTAGCCCGCCCCTGATTAAAATCAATACGCAACGACTCCGCTAACTGCTTAACCGCCACGCTGTTATCCCCGTTGCAAAACAAATACGCATACAAGCTAATTAAATCGCCGCCTTTAGCGTCATCCGCAAAATCCGCCCAAGCGCCCGAATGCACATTAATGCTAAAACTACCCAAGCGTGTGTCGGAACGGTTCGGATTTAACGCCTGATACTCATGACCCTCTAACTTGCCCTCTGGCAACCATTGGCGCAAAAAGCCCAGCGTATCCGCCTGTAAAGTCGATTTGATTTCTGCAACGCTCATAACTCAAACTCCAACGCTCAAAACAAAAATAAAATGGGAAGGTAAAGCGAGGGAGCGTTAAACCCCACCCTACCGATTTAGGTAGCTAACCTAAACCCCCATAACCTACTTCACACCGCCTTGGTTTACCTTGTTAACAAAGTCATTTAGGTTTTCGGTGTGTTTAAAACGCGATTGTAATAATCTGTAAGTGAGAGCCTGTTTTTCCAACAGGCCATCAATAAACGAACGGACAATGTCCGCAGGCGCATCACCGGTTAACTCCGACTGAATCATTAGCGCAGCATGTTGCGAATCGGTCAGCTTGACCGTGAATTGATGATCATGCTTCTCAGTCATGGATCGCGTCCTTGTTAAAAAGATGTTCGGGGTAAATGTCCGGGCGAAGTTCCCACAAAGGGGTTCCAAACTTTTGTGAGATTTTCAAAGCAAGCGCAGCCGACGGTTTTACATGTCCGTTTATGATTTGACTTGCTCTTGATTTTTCGCATCCAAGAAAGTCTTGAAGGTCTTTAGTGTCGATATTTAGTTTCATGCATTGAAGTTTACACATTATGTAAATCTTAATCAAGGAAAAGTTTACATTTTTTGATATTTATAAAAACTGTAAATTGTTCAAACTACAAGGTTGGAGGTGATTCATGGATATAAATGAAATAAGGCTTAAAAACCTTGAGCACTTGATTTCTTCATCAGGTCTTAATGCGGCTAAGTTTGCAGACAAAATTGATATGTCCGCATCACAGCTTAGCCAAACCAGAAGCAGTAAATATAAAAGGAATATTGGCACGGCAACAGCCCGAAAAATTGAGCAGCTTTTATCGCTGCCTAATGGCTGGATGGACCAACTGCATTACGACGGCCAAGTGATCGCTGACGGCTCAAACACCTACAGCCCACCCGCCCTACCCGCGACCGAAGCCCTTAACCCGTTGCAATCGCGGTTTGATAGCGCCAGCCCCGCCGTTCAGCGGATTATTCTCGATTTGCTTGAGGCCGATATCAGCAGCAGTATTGACCAAAACATCACCACCAGCTTACACACCCTGCTAAAAGCCGCCAAAAAGCAAGGGTTAAGAGGGGTAGATTTGGAAGTAGGAAAAGGGGATTTATATGACTAGCCCGCCGGTAATCAATATCATCCCAAACACAGCAAATAAAACTCTATACGGTCACCCTAAAGAAGGCTTGATCGCGGAAACCCGAATCCTGAAAGTAGAGCACAACAACCAAAAGCACACGCTTTACGCTAAGCTCTACAAAACCAAGCACGAGCTACTTTATGAGGTGATTGGGTATCTTATAGCATATCATTTAGATTTACCCCAGCCTAAGGCTTTTGTTATGCTGTTGAATCAAGATGACCAGCGCCGGCTATTTAACATTCAAAACCCGATAACAAGACAATACCCCGTCTGGACAACGGCCAGCCTTACCGGTGAGAGCGCCTGGTTTCAATACGGCCACTGTAGCGACGCGCTCAAAAAAGACCTAAAAAAATGGTTCAACTTTTACGGCACAGTCGCCTTTGATGACTTTGTCGGCAATATTGACCGCAACCTAAGCAACCTAATTCGCGAATCCAGCGGAAAATACCACCTGATTGACCACGGCAAGCTGTTTGGCGGATGCAGCTTTAAAACCAAAAAAATCTTCGCCAACGAATTTACTAACAACCTGCTCGGCGAAAACTGCATGCCAAGCCCAAGGCTGAACAACAAGGGTAAAAACCCAATACTTAATATCGCGCAACACGCCAATCGACACGCGCAAGCGTTTGAAAAAAGCAAGCCTGAACTTTACTTCTGGTGGAGCCGGTTAGCCAAAGGTCATGAGCGAAAAGTCTATCATTACCTATCTGAACGCAGTAAAATGGAGTCACACATTATTCAACGAAAGTACCGACTCTTGGCGATTTGACATGACTACCGAATTTGATGACTTCGACCTAACCCTGCCCGATCAAGGCCACAGTGACAAAACGATCACGCGCTACCAAGGGGAATGGCAACGCATCTACATCGAACCCAACCCCATCACCGGTGAGCGATACAATGTAGGCGTGGCGTTACACATTAACGGCCAAACCTACACCCAACTCATCGACTCAACCGACCGTTTAAAGTGTCTGTTCAACAAGCCTGCACTCCACAACATTCAGTTTGCGATCAATCATATTCAAGATGTCTATAAAACCAAAGATTGTGAGCCGGATATCTTTGGGCTTTCTGATCCGCTACCAACCAGCGGGTCAGACGTTCAAGCTATGTTGGCAGACCTGTATGATGACGTGGTACCACTAGGCCGGCCGCTTCGAGCATTACAAGATGAAACACCCAAAGCCAAAATCACCAAAGGCGAACTTATTACTGATGTTTATGACTACTTAAAAAGAAACCACCACCTACAAGCCAATCAAATTATTCCTCAAAATCAATCGCTTACGATTGATGATGACGGCCACACAGTTGACGTTCCCTTACTTAGTCACACCCGTATTGCGGACATTATCAGCGCAACCTATGCGCGCGCGTTTGATATTGAACGCATTATTAACCAAAGCGTGGTTGACCTTAGCGCGGTCAGGTCCTATAAACAACGGTTTGACAAAGCAGGCTTGTTTTTACTAAGACCTACACTAGACCTTGGCTTTAGTAAGCAAGAAACCACACAAGCAGAAAACGCTATCGACAACCTACTCTGGAAGCTTAAGCGCGATTTTTATTTAAGCGTTGAAGACACACCCCATGACTTGGCGGAATCTGCCGCTTACTGGTTTGACATCCAAAGCGCCTAACTCATGCTCTTAACGCAATAAATCACACATAAAATCCGCATAACGAAATTTACGACGCAACCCGCCTTGAGAGGGTTTTTTATTGCCCGATGAAAAATAATTTACACTTTTTGACAATTTTTTATTTACAAGTGTTTACACTTTTCGTAAACTACAAACCAAGCCAAACAGCTTCCCTAAGACGGCCTCGGGGCAAAGACAGTCGGGCATGGTGCGAAAGGTGGTGAAAATCCCCAGCCGGAAACGGGCAAACCATGTAAATAACACGATAAAAAAGCGCGTTCGCCATACGGTTACGAACTCAAACACACCGGAGCGCGCTTCTTTATCGTCAACCAAACCTAACGGAGATAAACAAATGAAAAAAATGATTGTGATTTACGGACCGCAAGGATGCGGTAAAACCCTATGCAAAGACCTGTTGGCCGCGCATTATGGTGCTGACGTTATTGCGGATAACTTTATACCGCTGGATGAATTGAATCGCGATTCACATCGAAAGGTGCTTGTATTAACCAACCTATCTAATCGACAGTTGAGATCGATAGGCATTAAAAACGCGATTCCATTTTACAAAGCGTTACACGACATCAACGCTGAAGAACAAGCCATACAGCGAAAAGCCAGACAAGAAGAAATGGAAACAAAAATCCGCGACTGGCTAGACTTTAACGCTAAAGCAATGAGCGTTTAAACCGCGTCGCTTAATTCCGTTAAAAGCCGCTGTTTCGCCTCGCGGTTTTTAGCTGAATCATCAAGCTCAATATCCATCACGAACCGCATCAGCGCTTTTAGCAAGGTGCGATCTTGTTGTTGCTGACTAGCCACGGCCTCTAACGCCTTGGCCAAATTGATAAGCTCTAAGTTTTCCATTGTTACCCCTATTTAAAATGGTTAAAAAAAATCGCCCACCCATTTTACCCCAAAACCCCGATTTACAAACCCAAAGGAGCCACAACCATGGACGTTACCCTGTTCGCGCATACGCTCGGCCTGAAAGCCACCAAGCACCACTACCCCGGCGGTAAAGTTATCGCCTGCCTCACACTTGATTCCAAAGAAAAAAACGGCGCACACGCCCAAGTTACCCTGCACATGGATCCACACCTTTTGGACGCCCTTGTGCGAACCCACAACATCCCGCTGCACGACAGCACGGAGGAAGCGATATGAGCTTATTTTGGCAAGATTGGCTAGCGCTAAAAGACGCCATAAACCGTCACATTTTTAACCATGACATGCGCTTTCAAGGCATGACGTATGAACAAGCATTACCCTACCTGACCAACGAAGTGAACAAGCTCACCGTGGTCGAGTTTGAAAGCTACATCAAACAGCACGGCATAAAACGGGAGGTCAAACCATGTCAGGACGATACAGCCGCCTAAAAACAGCCATCCAGTTTATTGCCGTTTTAACCCTACTTATCCTCTCCTCCAGCGATTACATGCTGACTTACTAACCCAAGGAACCCAAAAATGAAACAAAGCCTAAACGAACTCAAGCAAGAAATTCTAGGTTATCTCATTGCCGCCGAAAGCGCCACCGCAAGAACCATCGCCGAAGACCTGCTTTACACCGACAAAGCGGACAAAAACCGGCTGAATAAATGCCTAACCGAACTTAAAAAGGAAGGGTTGATTGAAGCCGAACGCTTCAGAGATGAAGACGCAGGAATGACGGTGAACACCTACCGCGTTACGGAAGACGGCCTTGAAGCGTATGAACCCCCTTATGATCCAGAGGTGACCGCTTTATCAGACGCCATCGAGTCGCAACCTCAAAACACCCCGCCGATCACCGCCCATGAAAGCGAATACGACGACCTTGAAGACACCGACTATGACGACGACATTCTGACAGACCTAGATGACGAAGACGGCTACCTGCCTGAATCGATCGCTAAAATAGGCGCAACAACCGAACAGCGATTAAACCGATATATGCTAGTGGTTGACGGCGAATCGCTAATATACGACAGCGCCCATGAAGCCCAAGACGCCGCGCGCGAATTTGCCAAAGCCGTCAACACCAAAGTGGACTACTACACCCTAACCGCTCAACACATTGGTGCGTTTGCACCCGTAACGCGGGTCGAGTTTATAGGGGCGCAACGTGATGCTGCCTGAAGACACCGCCCAGCTAAACGGCTTAACCTACAAAATAGGCTTGCACGGCAAAGCCTACTACCAAAACCAAAGTGGTGATGACTGGATTGTTAGCACCAAAAACCCAAACGTAATACAAAAACTGATTGAACAACAAAAGGATACACCACCATGGCCCACAAACTCAAAGACATCGCCGTTAAAACCAGCACTTACACCGACCGCAATTCAGGCCTTGAAAAAGGCCGCTACGAAAACGTAGGCGTAATGATGCAAGGCGATGACGGCAATCAATTCATCATCCTAAATCGCACCTTTAACCCAGCTGGCGTACCAGTTGCCCCCGGCAAAGACACCGTGATACTCAGCCTGTTTGATCCAAAAGACAACCAAACCCAAGTGCCGCAAAACGCCTACCCCCCACAACCGGCTGCGCAAGGCGGATACCCACAAAACTATGCACCACAACACGGGCAATACGTACAACCCAACGGCCAACCCATGACACCGCAACAAGTACAAGCCCAACGCCAAACGCAAGCGCGACAACCGAATCCGATGCCCCAGCATACCGACCAAGGACCATTTTAATGAAAAACCAATTAATGATTGATATCGAAACCCTATCCACCCAACCCAACGGCGTAATCGTCAGCATAGGCGCGGCGTTCTTTGATATTACCGATGGGCGGATCGGCCAAACCTTCAACCAACAAATTTGCGCCGACTTTAGCGAACAAAGCGGCTTTGTGACGGACCAATCCACCCTAGACTGGTGGGCAAAACAAACCCCCGCCGCGCGTGCGCTCAGCCTACACGGTGAAGCCAAACCGCAAGAAGTGCTCATTCACCTTGAAGACTGGATCCGCCACCAAGCCGAATGTGAACTCAAAGATCTCCAAGTCTGGGCGAATTCGCCCAGCTTTGACCTCGTCATGCTAAAACACCATTTTGACCGCTACGCCATGCGCCTACCCTGGCGCTATTACAACGAGCGAGATGTCAGAACCCTAAAAGCCATCGGCGATGCCTTTGGCATTCCGCCGGTAACTGACCCCAACCCCGGCACCAAACACACCGCGCTTGATGACGCCCTAAGCCAAATCAAAACTGTATGCCGCGTGTACTGGGCGCTTAACCATGACATCGACGCCGCCAAAACCCAGAGGAATCAACATGGACATCACCCTATTTGACGACCTAAGCGACGCCTTTGACGAAGCGTTTTTTATCGCCAAGCAAACCGAATCCAATGCCGCCATAATCGACAAAGGCCGCTACTTTGGTGTGTGCACCCTCGCCCACGCCAAAAACATCAACGCCAAAACGCTCGAAATTGTGCGCCACCGCTACGCAAGTCGTCGCTGGTTTAACCTGAATAAAAAACAAAAACGGTTCACCCCGCCGGCCTACTTATATGCGCCCCGAACCGCAACGGAGTTACCATGCCAAAACCAAGCCGCAAAAGACATGGCAAAGCTCGAAGTCGCTAACGCCATACTCCGCGCCGATGCGCTCGAACGCACCGCGGAATTTATGGACCAAATGGAAGTTATTTTTGCGCTTGTTGACCACATCTTCAACGCGCCTGAAATCGCCACACTAAACGAAGCGCGCCGCCAATGGCAAACCTTTAAACGCGTAGTGGACGAATCCGAAAGCGCCCAAGCCGCGATTGACACGCTAGGCATCGAAATCATCATCCACCACGACAAAAACCAAAACATGGTCATGGATATGTGGGAACAAGATCGCAAAAACAACCCCGCCAACATACCCTTGTAAACCAGCAGAACCCCTGAGCCGGCAGGGCGTGAACCACGATAAAACGGCACGTCCCAGCGTGCGGTGGGCGAGAACAGCAAAACACACGCAGATCGCGACAGACTCCACCTGTTACCCACAGACTGGGCGCGATCCGGACACCGTAACGTCAGCGGCCTAATTTAGAAACTTGACAAACCGCAAACAAAAAACTAATATTTGTTTTGAAGCGTAAGAACTTCATCACCAGGCGGCAGATAAAAAACCGCCACACCAAGCCACCAAGCCACCAAGCCACCAAGCCACCAAGCCACCAAGCCACCAAGCCACCAAGCCACCAGGCCTGGTTGTTATAGGCGGTTTTTTTGTATCTGGCACTCCGATAGCATTATGTCGGGAGGGCGAGGAATACAACACCCGAAAGGGGAATAACTCCGCCCGTCCTGGTGAGGGTTCTTAACCTCCCGACGCCCATTGTCGTAAGAAACAAGGGCAAACTTAATGTCACCAGGAGATAACACCATGACAACTTTAACCTTCAAAACCGTAAACCTTACCCCAGTCGTTCAAACAGGCGGCATCTACTTAACATCATCTGATTTGGCCAATGCGCTTGGATATAAGTCTGATAAATCTGTATCTAATTTATATAACGCAAATAAAGAAGAGTTTACGCCCGAAATGACTCGGGTCATTGAATCAGTGACCCGAGGTAAAATAGGTTCTCAGCGAATCTTCAGCTTGCGTGGCGCTCACTTAATCGCTATGTTTAGCCGAACCGAAATCGCAAAAGAGTTTCGCAAATGGGTGCTAGACATTCTCGACAAAGAAACCAACCAAGCAACCCAACATCAAGACACTCTAACCCATTCCGAACAACAAACCCTGCGTGAACTGATTAACCGCAAACTGGCCCACCTGGACGAAGCCCAGCGCAAAAAAGCCTACCCACAAGTTTGGGAGCGTGTTAAAAACAAATTCCGTGTCGCCAAATACGAACAACTGCAACGCAGTCAGCTTGCCGATGTGATTGTGTACCTAAGTAACATGGAGATCAAAGGCGCCGCGCAATCCAGCCCGACCACTTTAATCAACGCCGAACAAAAACGGCAAATTGAACACGCCATGAGCAACGTCACCCGCTACTTTAAGCACCTAAACCAAAAAGCACCCAGCAACCTACACGCGCACCTGCGAAACAAACACGGCTACGCCAAGCTAGACCAACTCACCACCGACCAACTGCCGGCGGTACTGAGCGACCTAACCCAACTGCAAACCTTGGCGCATCAGATCTACAACA